TATACAGATGATGGATTTAGAATGTATGTAGACGGACAGCTTGCAATTGATGAATGGGTAGAAAAAGGATCTTCCTGGAGCGAGTATTCTCCAATTTATAATGTTAGTCAGGACAAAACATTAGATATAGAAATATGGTGGTATAACGGAGGAGGCCCAGGTTATTATCATCTTGGATGGGCAATTCCTGGAGGCTGGACTGGAGCAGGATGTGATTATACTGGAGGCTGGGGTGTAGGATTTAGCTGTAATCTAAATACATTTTCTTATGGTGTAGGTGCAACACAATCACAAATTGACGCATATAATGCAGCAGTAACTGCACAGGCGGCGGCACAGACAGATTACAACATCAAACTTGCTGCATACAATACAGCAAGCTCTACATTAACCACATATAATCAAACATTAACAACTAAGACTAATGCGTATAATACTGCAGTAACAAATACAGCAAATGCCCTAACTGCTAAAAATAATACACAATCAACATATGATCAATCTATTATTGATTTAAATAATGCAATAGATGATGCATGGGAATTATATAATGAAACTTGGCAATTTGAAGAACAACAAAGAGTTGCTGCAGCAATAGCCGCTGCTATGGCAAATCAACCGCAACCAACACCAGATGCAACAGTTGATCCTACGCCTGAACCTTCTCCTGAACCATCGCCTGAACAAACTGAACCAGACGATCCCACTCCAACTCCAGATTCTGAAACCACAGATGAACCGACGCCAGATCCAACCCCTGAGCCAGAGCCCACTGCTGAGCCTTCACCAGAGCCTTCACCTCTGCCATCGGATATAGATCAAGAGCCAACTCCTGAACCAGAGCCAACTCCTGCTGAACCTTCTGAAGAACCATCTACCAATACTATCACAGAAGAGACAGCAAACCTAATTGCAGATTTAACAAGCAAAGATACATTAACTAAATTAACTCCAGAACAAAAAGCGGCGGTAGCAGAAGGCCTTGGAATTAGAGCAGAAGAAATAGCAAAGGTTGCAGCATTAGCGGCTACTGATAAAAACTTAGCAACAGCTTTACAAGAATTTGGTGATAGAATTAAAGATAATGCTAGTGCTCCTATGCCATATACATTAGCAGACGCTACAACTGAGGTGGCTACAGAAGCATTTTTAGCAGACCCAATAGGAGCAATCACAGATATTAATTTAGAAGAATTATTTGATATTTCAAATTGGGGGTCTGATATGACAGATGACCAAAGAGAAAAAGCGCAGGAAGTAATTGTTCCTGTAATTATTGCAGGAAATATTGTGGCAGCAGCCATGACTAGGAGGATATAATGAAAATAATTAAAGGTTTCTTTAATTGGATATGGGAGGCAATCAAGGAGAGCATAGCCCAAGTTTGGACCCTTCTAGGCTTTTTTATTGCTTGGTTAACCCTTACTGGAACAGCCCAAGACGTAGTAGGGCTGGCAACAATAGCAGCCACCGTTATTTGGCTTGTTACAATCCCACTTCGAAAAGAAGAGGAATAATGCTATAATAGCCATATGAGAAAATTAAAGGCCTCATTAGCAAGCTTAATGCTAGTTATAACTCTTACTTCATGTGGGTATCAGGGCAACTACCGCTATCCTTGCCAAGATCCAGCAAATTGGGCAAATGCAGAGTGCAATCCTCCAGTTTGTGACGCTACAGGAACATGTTCAAAGGACATTGTTGGCGAAGAAATTTGGGCCGAATACGAAAAGAATAAGGTAAATAATGGCTAAAGAAAGATTAACCCCAGCGGATTTAGATGCAAGATTAAAGTTTATTCTTGGTCTAACTCTTGGAACAATTTTGCTACTTACATCAGTAGGAATTCTTTATGGACTTCTATTTGTGTCACAACCAATTGGAGCACAATCCGAAAACGATAAGATGTTTTTTAACGTGCTTGGCTCAGTTGCAACATTTATTACTGGAACACTAGCAGGTCTATTAATTGGACAAAGTGGTGCAAAAGATATTATGAAGGCACAACTTGATAATAAAGAAATGGATGCCAAAAATACACAAGCAGATAAAAAGCTTGAATCAGAATTAGAAATTGCAGAAAAAAAGGTTGACGTTGAATTAGATGCAGTTCGTGCACGTTTAGCTGCAAAGCCAGACGGCGCAATGCCAGCAGAACAACCAGTTGATACAGATTGGGATAAAGACTAATGACAGATTTTCCAGTTCCAGCAGAAACAGCGAAAGCACCTAAAGGCAGTGCTGCCCGCTTAATCCAAGTTGCTAAGTCTCAAGTAGGATATATTGAGGGACCAAAAGACAACGAGACAAAATACGGAGCGTACACCAAGGCAAATTTCCAACCTTGGTGTGGAAGTTTTGTAAATTGGTGTGCAAACGAAGCAGGAGTCAAGATTCCAAATACAGTATATACACCAGGAGGAGCAGCAGCATTCAAAAAGGCGGGCGCTTGGATTGACGGAGATATCGCTGATCCTGAGCCAGGAGATATTGCCTATTTTGATTTCCCCTCAGATGGCGTTGATCGTATTTCTCATGTCGGAATTGTTATTGAAGATAACGAAGATGGGACCGTTTGGTGTGTTGAAGGAAATACTTCTTCAGGTAAAAAAGGAAGTCAAAGAAATGGTGGAGAAGCTTGCAAGAAACTTCGTGCTTTTAAGAAAAACAAAGCTGGAGAACAAATTTCTATTGTAGGATTTGGTCGCCCTAAGTTTAAGGTTGGAGGATCAGCAAAACCTGTAGAGTCATCTACTGGTGCTTGCCCAACTTGCGGTAAATAATCATGCATAGATACAAGGTAAAAATTGAAATAGATGCTGAAGTTCAAGCATTTAATGAAGAAGATGCCGTGGATTATATTAGTGATATATTTGGAATTGATGACGAAGTCAAATCAGTTAAAGTTATCAGCATAAAGGAGAAATAAAATGTCAGAAGAAATTAAAAAGGGTTTGCGACCAGAAGTAACTCGTGAACAAATGTATGCTGTAATTGAGCATTTGCAAGAAGCAATTGAAGCTTTAATTGATGATGAAGTTGAAGAGGAAGATTCATCTGAAGCAGAAACCGAAATGGAATCTGAAGATAGCTCTGTTTCCCCCATCGGAGATCCAGAAAAAAATAGTGTTAACTGGCCAGTTGTAAAATCAGAAAATGGCGAAGACTACGAATCAGATAATGAAGAAGAAGACAAGTGGGATAATATTCAAAAGGCTTGCTGGTCTGGATATAAGCAAGTAGGAATGAAAGAAAAAAATGGTCGCATGGTTCCAAACTGTGTGCCAGTAGAAAAAGTTCAAAAATCTATTTGGGATGGAACTTTTTTAAAATAAGTATTGACATCGGCCATAAAAAAGCTGTATAATATATACTAGGCGGTAGTAGACAGGGTACAATATGATATCTCTTACGCAAAAAGGCGTAGATGTATTTATATCAAGATATAAAACCGCTAACCAAGATTCTTATTGGGAAAATTACGATTTAGTAATTTGGAAGAAAAATGTTAATGGATATACTAGCATAAGGGGATTATTTCAAGACAATTCTTGGGGTATAGCAGACAGAGTGTCTGTAAATAACAACGGGATATGGAAAATATCAAGCAAGTATGTCAAATATTTTAAATGATCTAGGAATAGATAAAGAAGATTTTGAATGGTATCATCTTTCAATATGTAGAGGGATGGATACAAATTTATTTTATGATAAATATGAATCAGATGTAAATATAGCAAATAATATAGATCAAATGTGTCTATCTTGCCCAGTAATAAATATATGTCATCAATCAGGTTTAGATAATAATGAATATGGAGTATGGGGTGGAGTTTATTTAAATGCTGGGTCAATAGATAAAGCTAGAAATGTTCACAAAACACCTGAGACATGGAAATTATTAAAACAAAAACATGGAAAATAATCATTTTAAACATGGAATAAATTGGTGGACTGGTGAGCCAAACAAGCCAGTATTTTATACACAAGAAATGGCTAAAAAAATTAGAGATATAAAAAAGCCAGTCCACGATTTACAAATGGATATAGTTAAATATCCTGAATTTCTTGCCATAAGATTATATGAAGACAACTTTATACAATATCATGGCACCAAAAAAGAAATGGTTATTGATTATGTTGGAAAAGTTAAAAAAGTTATAGAATCATTTGGAGTAAGATGTGAGCTGGAGGGCAAGCCAAGTGAAAGAATCATATGAAAGAATATTAGTGGTCTATATCCACAGCCTTAAGATATGTGGTACAATAGATACTCTAGGGGCATTTGCTTCAGTAATTAAATATAAACTAGATGGGATTGACCACGAAGAAGTGATAGATAACGAAGATTTTACAATTTTAGATGAAATTGTTTTAACTCATATAGAGGAAAATTAATGGAAAAAATTAATTGCTATTCATGCAATAAAACGAAGCACAAATTAAATGTAAAACTATCTAATCTTTTACCTATAAATTTGCTTATGTGTGAAACATGCATATCTGCTAAATATGAGCCAAGATGGACAATCATTTTGGCTGGTCGCCAAAAGGGTCCTGAATTTGTGCGGGATTTTATATTAAAAAAGCGATATGTCGGTAATGATATATCTGCCTCAGAATTGATCCTGTAAAATATAAATAGTATACTAGTAGTATGACCTGCATAGTAGCCCTTATAAATGAAAATAAAGTACTTCTTGGCGGAGATGCCGCTGCATCAGATGAGAAGTCTGGGTTAATATTTCAAAGAACAGATCCTAAAGTTTTTAAAGTAGGACAATATGGAATCGGTTTTATAGATTCTTTTAGAATGGGTCAGATATTACAATATAACTGGACACCGCCTAAGTATACTCCAACAGCAGGGTTTAGAAATTTAGATAAGTTTATTAGAACAAAGTTTGTTGAATCAGTTAAAGATGCATTTAAAGAATATGGATATGGTAATTTTGGAGCTTCCATAGAAGATGGAGACCAAGGTGGAATTTTTATAATTGCAGTACAAGGTGCTGGAAGAATATTTACAATGGATTCAGATTTCCATATAGCGGAAGCAGATGTTCAGTACATGGCAGAAGGAGCAGGTCAAGAGCTTGCTTTAGGATCTTTATACTCCACATCTATGGTTAAGACTCCACGTAAGCGTGTTCGCATGGCTTTAGAGGCGGCAGCTAAGTTTAATATGTCAGTAAGACCTCCCTTTACAATTATAGAAGTCTAGAGTATAATTAGAGTATGAAGTGGCTATACTATGTTTGTGCCACCCTATTAGTGTTAATAGGCTTTAAAGAGATTACCAGATTTCTTAAAAACAATATGCTGGTAGTTGTCAATAAAGAAGATATTATTAGAGAAGAGCACATGGAATCAGAAGATATTTTGGCTTTAAGGCCAGAGAATTACGATAATGCCATGGACCTTAGAGGAACTCCTACACATGTTTGTGTTTGTGGATGTAATGTATTTAATCTAAAAGTAATATTTGATGATTTTCAAATTATGCAATATTTTTTAGATATGGAATGCGCCAGCTGTGGTAGTTTAGCAACTGCTCCCACACCAGTAGATAAAGGAATAGAGTGAGAAAATCAGAACGTATTAGATTTTTGGAACTGCAGGTTATAGAATTACAAAAAGACATGGAAGTGCTTATGTCTATTTTGTCAAGCCTTGTAGAAAACAAGGTCAATCTTCCAGACTTAGACGCTGGAAAATGGTATCAGAAACCACAAGAATAGTATTGACAAACCCCTTTTATATTTAGTAAAATAATGCACATGAATAAAAAACTACTAGCTATTATAATGTCTGGGCTATTTGCCCTACCGCTGGCTTCGGCAGAAGCATCAAATACAGTTAAAAATAAAACTGTTGCGCCATCTTTGGCAATTTTAGATACAGCAATTGATACATCTGTTTCTTCTTTAAAGGGAAGAAATATTTATGAAGTATGTATTCTTGCATGGAACTCTTGTCCAAACGGAACTAATTTTCAAGAAGGTGTTGGAGCAGCATCATTGCCATCCAACATAATTTCTCGTAATGGATTTGATCATGGAACACAAATGGCATCCGTAGCAGCAAATGCTAATCCAAATATGAATATTGTATTTGTTAGAATAGTAGGAAATACAGCAGACGGACGTAGACAACTTGTACCAGAAAATTCTATTGCTATAGCATTAAACTGGGTCCTATCAAATAAAGATAGACTAAACATTCAGGCAGTGGCAATGGCTCAGGGAAATTCAAACTATAATAGAACTGGCGATTATTGCCCTACAGCAGGCCCACTCACATCAGTTGTAAATAATGCTATTGCTTCTAACCTGCCTGTGTTCTTCCCAGCAGGCAACGATAGAAACTATACCAGAATTAATTGGCCTGCATGTATCCCATCTGCAATTGCTGTTGGCGGAACAGATAATACTGGGGCAATTGCAATATGGTCTAATTATGATCCACAAAGACTAGATTTTTATGCTCTTGGTCAAACAAAAGCACAAATTCCAGGGGGATCAACAATTAATGCTGCAGGAACTTCTGTTTCTACACAAATTGCAGCAGCAAATTGGTTAAGCTTAAAGAATGCAAAACCTTTGCTTACTTTGGCTGAAATTCAACAATTAATTTTAAAAACAGGAACTCCAGTTAAAAATTCAAAAGTAAATGGATTTCTATTTAATTTAGGATCTGCTTTAAATGGCTAACCAAATAAGCTTACTTGAAGCAATTGTTGAAGAGTGTGGTAGAGCATTATTTCAGAAATGGGCTAATGCTCTACCTGAATCAGAAAGAACAGAAGAAAATTTAGAGGCTGTTAGTCTAAATGCTTCTGAGTCTGCTATATTTGTTATTAAAATGTTTATGGATAAATTTAATGAAGCAGCAGAAGATTTAAAGGGTATTGACGATAACCCTCCAACTATAGTAGAATAGGTTACTATGCAAACATTCTTACCAGAGGCGGACTTTCAAGAAACAGCAAAAGCTCTTGATCGTAAACGTTTAATTAAACAAAGCGTAGAAAATTTACAAGTTCTTAAATCATTGGCTGGGCTATACGGAGAAACAGGTGCTTGGCGTAACCACCCAGCAGTTAAAATGTGGCGTGGTCATGAAGATTGGCTATTTCTTTATAATGAGGCAATTATTCGTGATATAATTCTACGTGGCTATAAAAATAGCACACATGAGACATTTGATAAAATTTATGAAGATCATTTTCTCGGACTAGAATCAGAAAGACCTTGGTGGCTAGGGAATGAAAAGCTTCATTACTCACATAAAGGCAGGCTATACGAAAAGGACCCAGAAAAGTATTATTTCTATAATGAATATTCAGACTATAGAGAACTTGGATATACATGCTGCGATAAATGTAGTTATTTCTGGCCTACACATATTGAGGCACAATGATACTTACTGACGATACGTTTGATTCAGCAATAAAAAGCCATAGAACAATTTTAGTAGATTTTTGGGCTGACTGGTGTGGACCATGTAAAATAATTTCGCCAATTCTTGACGAAATATCACAAGAGCATAATTTATTTATTGGTAAATTAAATGTAGATGAACACACAGTAAAGTCTAAAGAATACTCTGTACAATCTATACCAACTATGGTATTATTTGTAGATGGAAAACCAGTTAAAACAATTATTGGCGCAATGCCAAAACATAAATTGTTAAAGGAATTATCCGAATGGATTTAGATTTCAATGACTGGATTAAACATGGACACGATAAAGGATGGATATCTGACGTGTTCTGTAATACACACGATGGCCCCCCACTTTCGGAAGAAGAAGCCAAACAGTGGGATGAGGGCGGAGATCCTTGCTCTTTTCAAGTAAGAGTATGGGAACTAGACTAGGATTCCACGCTCAATAGAGGTGGATAAACAAAATAAGGAGAAAAACAAGAATGAAATCATTCAAGAAAATCGCTCTAGCCGTGGTTGCAGCCATGACAATGAGCACTCTTGTTGCAACATCTGCAAGTGCTGCACCTATGGTAGTAACTTCTGTAAAGAAGAATACTGGCACAGTTGCGTCCCCGACATGGACAGCACAAACTGCAGGAACAGCAGCAACTTCACCAATTACAATTCCAGTACCAGCAGATAACTCTGTTGATTCAACTGACGTTGTAGAATTTGTTGTAACAGTAGATACAGGAACAACCGTATCCGTAGCAGCAACAAATGCTGTTGTAGTACCTGCTTTTGCAACATCAACTGCACCAGTTACAGCATCTTCAGGCTCAGCAGCATGGAGTCTAAATGTTGGAACAGGTGTAACAGCAACGTTTTATGTATATACTAAAACGACAGCAGTTAGCTCTGTAGCAATTACAAATCAGGGCACAACTGTAACATACTTCCTACAAGGAACATCTACATTGATCGATAAGATTGCCGTAACTGGCGTAGATTCTGCCCCAGCAGGAACATCTGTAACAGTAACAGCAACAGCACAAGACGTATTCGGAAATAAGATTTCTGGAAAGACTCTTAATGCAATTGCTAATGGTGCAACCCTTGATACAGTAACTGTAACAACAGGAGCAACCCTTACAAACTTTGGATCAGCAGACGTTAAGTTTGTTGCCCCAGCAACAGGTCCAGTAACAATTGTTTTCTATGCAGCAGCAGCAGACATGGCAGCAGCAGTTACAGGATTTAGCACACCATCTGCATCATCTGTAAAGATTATCGCAGTTCGTGATTTGGCTGGAGACCTAGCAGCACTTACAACTCAACTTGCAGCAGCAAACGCTGCTAAAGCAACAGCAGAAGCAGCCCTTGCAGCAGAAAAGACAGCCCTTGCAGCAGCAAAGGCAGAAATTGATGCTCTGAAGGCTAAGGCTATTGTAGATGCAGCAAAGGCTAAGGCAGAGGCGGATCTTGCCAAGGCAGCATATGTTAAAGAGTTTAACGCTCTTGCTAAAAAGTGGAATGCTAAGTTCCCTAAGCTTAAGGTAACACTTAAGAAGTAAAAAATAGTATAATAATAGGGAGGGCAACCGCTCTCCCTATTATTATCAAGGATAAATATGGAAAAAACAGCGAAACAGATAGCAGAACAGACTAAAAATGATATAGTAAGATCAATACTTAGTCTTACTATTCCATCTAATTGGACAGCGGATGTAACAACTAGGTACATCGTTAATTATATATCTTCAATGAAAGTTTCTGATGATTAGAGTAGAGTGCGAAAAGATATTTATTGTTGAAAACTATTTAAATAAAGATACTTGTCGTTTTTTAACAACAGCATTTAAAGAAAGAATGCAGGAAACTGCTAGAGGCGGAATTATTGGTGGCCCATCATTTAGTAGAAACTCTTTTGATAGAGGTCTAAGTAGCAATAATGATATGTTTGAATATGATCAATTTCCAAATTTTAATATTGGTCTAGACCTTATGTCTGGTCTTGGTCACAGGATGCAAAAAACAATATCAGATTTTTACAAAAATGAATACTACGTTAAAAGCATGTTTTTTAGCAAAATGTTAGAAGGCGGAAGAAACACTTTGCATATGGATAACTGGTATGAAACTTTTGACAATAGACTAAAGCCAAGACCATATAATAAAGATGACAGGTCTGGCCTTCTTTATTTAAATGATGATTATGAAGGGGGAGAGCTGTATTTCCCATTACAAAATTTTACATTTAAGCCACCAACTGGTACATTTATATTTTTTGAAGGCAATGAAGAAGTTCCTCACGAAGTAAATACAATAAAATCTGGGGAAAGATACAATATTATTACTTTCTATGGTGATATGTCTAACTTCACCAGAGACACTAATCCAGATATAGAGCTCTA